CTGTGTAAGGTGTGAGGTGGAGGAAAGGCTGGCGAGAATATGCGTGGACTGTGGCTACGAGCATGACGACTACGACTGGCTGAACGACCCCCTGAAGCGGCTGCGGGAGTTGAGGGCGCGGGCGCTGAACGGCTTCGCTACGAACGCGCCGGAGATGGCGTTTATGAACACGCGAATGACCGAGGCGGAACTGGAAGAACTGGACAGGCTGGAGCGGTTACCTCGGTAATGGAAATGTTTCTAATCTGGCTGGGCGGCTTCATTGTCGGGGTCATGTTCACCTTGCTGCTGGTGTGGGTGGAGGCATCGCGGTAATGAGACGCTACCCCAGCGCCCTCAGCCCCAGCCTATACAAATATATCCTCTGGGTTTGGCCTGCGGCGGGTGGGCACTGGATGTGGGTCGAGCATGTCCGAAATCGTGAGGGTGGCTGGACCGAGGTTGCCCACTCCCAGTGAAGTACGGCAAGGCGCTCGTAGGGGGCAAGTGGCACATCCTGAAGGGGGACTACGCTCTCTGTCGGGACGGTCTATACTTGTGGTACTGGCGGGACGAACCCGAAGGCGAGGTCTGTAAAAATTGTCGGAAAAAGGCTGGAGGTGACCAATGGCTTCTAAGCCGTTCGCCAACTATACCGAAGCAGGCACCCTGACCAAGCTCCACCTCTACCCGACGGAGCAGTGCAACGCCGACGATGCCAAAGACGCAGTACGGATCAAGACGCGTAAGCAGATGTTGGAAGCGCTCCTGTTCGTGACTCGTCTCCGGCATCTGTGCGAAAACGAGTACGAGTAGCGTTACCGCAGTAATCCGCTCAGACGTGTATACTTCTCGGTGTGGTCACAGCCACCGAACCTAAACTCAGCACGCCACCTATCCGTGGCCGCATCAAGCTCCTCGACGGCCCCCAGCGCGAGTTCGTATTCTCCGAGGCCCGTTTCCCCGCTCTCTTTTCCGGTGTCGGTGGGGGAAAGACCTTCGCCTCCATCGTCAAGGCGTTCCGCTTCTCCTCGGCCAACCCCGGTGCTCTAGGCTGTCTCGCGGCCCCGACCTACCGCACCATCGAGGACGTTACTCTCACCGAAATCTACGCCACCTTCGGGGCCGGTGTGCCTGAGATGTGGAAGTTCGTCAAGAACGAAATGTCCATCCAGTTCACCAACGGCTCCAAGATTCTCCTCCGTCCCGCCGACGAACCGGACAAGCTGCGCGGCCTGAACCTCGCCTTCTTCGGACTGGACGAGCCAGACAACCGCCACCACGAGACGTTCAAGGTGCTCCAGGCCCGTCTCCGCCAGCCGGGGATGCCCCATCAGGGCTGGATAACTACCACCCCTAGAGGTATCCGCTCGTGGCTCTACCAGCGGTGGGTGAAAAACCAACTGCCGGACGGCAAGACGGTGGAGAAAGAGAACTACCCCATCTTCCGGGCGAGGACCGTGGAGAACATTCACCTCGATCCAGAGTTCATGAAGTCGCTTGTGGAGTCCTACGGCGACACCAAGTTCGCCGCCCAGGAGCTTGAGGGTGAGTTTGTCGAGTTCGAGGGGCAGGCGTTCCCCATGTTTGACGAACGTATTCACGTCAAAGACCCACCTCCGGGGACGCGGTTTAAGCGTGAGATTACAGGGATGGACTGGGGGGCGATTAGGCCTACGGCCATATACGCGGTTCGTCTCGATACAAACAATCGCATCTGGGTGACGGATGAGTTCTATGAGCGCCGCTGCACAGAGCGCCAGATGCTTGATGCGCTGGGTCGCTTTCCCAGCAAAGTTTTTTGTGACCCTTCCGCTAAAGATGTGATCGAGATGATGCGACGGAATGGAGTAAACGCAAGGAAGGCAAAGTCTAACGATTTCCGGCTAAGAGCACGGTTGATAGGTTCACGGCTTACGATTGTGGATGGGCAGCCGGGGATGTACCTTTCTCCCAGTTGCCCTAATCTGATTGAGGAAGTTGCATCTGCCACCTATGCAAGACAGCGAGGAATGGATATTCTTAACGATAAATGGGAGCCAGGTACAGACGATCACGGTATCGACGGCACATCTTATGCAATTATGGAGATTGACGCTGGCCCGCGCGGCAGGCCGCAGCCGACGATGATCCTCCGTCAGTGGGGGAAGGGTTACAAGTAGTTGCCTGTACACCTCGACCCTCCAGATGCTTCACGAATCATCAAGTTCGCCAAGAGAATGGAGGACCGCTGGCGCGACCAGAGCATCCTTGACGAACTTCACCTCTCATTTCTCCTCAACCGTAACGAACTGACCGTAGCCACATCGAACAACGCCCGTTCAGTGGAGAGCGTGCGCTCGAACATTGCAGGCTTCATCGTGCGGCAGGACGCCGCCATCCTCTCCGTCTTTCCAGGAATCCACGTCAACGTCCCGAAAGACGACCCCGACGAGCAGAGGTTTGCGGACTCCGTGCTTGAGCCGTGGCTGCGGGGGATGTGGGACCGCTCTCAGGAAGCGGGCAAGGTCTGGGCCAGGTGGCCGCGTGACCTCCGGGGACTGGGCAGAGCGTGGGGTTTCGTATCTCCTATCCCCAAAGTCCTCGTGGACGAAGACTACAAGCAGTGGGTCGCGGACTTGCAGGACGAGACCGACCCCGAAGCGAGGAAGGCTCTCCAGAAGAACATTAAGATGTTCAAGCAAGACCGTTGCCCGATTCGCTGGCGCTACGTAGACCCTCGAACGTGCTGGTCAACCTTCGACGGCCCGAACCGATTACCGCAAGTAATAGAACTGCGGAAGATGACCTATGACGAAATTAACGAGGAGTACCCCGACGCTGACCTGTCCGAGTTCCGTGAGGGTCAGCGGGACATCGAGGTCTACGAATGGGCGAACTGGAACTGGTGCGCTACCGTCCTCAAGACGAAGGCAGGCCAGATTCTCAACAAGTACGAACACAAACTGGGCATGAACCCCTATGTGCTGGTCGAGGCCGACCTTCTCTGGACAAGCGACCGCAACGAGCGCTGGGAAAGTGCCTTGTTCGGGGCCACGTCCACGATCAAGCAGTTCGACACCGTGCTCTCGGATATGGCACAGAACCATCACGAATGGACACGAGCGCCAATCGTCGTGAAGCACGACGTAGAGGCCGAGATGCCCGATGAGAAGACCGCTGGCCGTCCAGAGAAGTTGGACTACGGCCCCGGCAAGCAAGTGGACATCTGGAATACGGAGGACATCGAACTCGGCCCCGTGCAGGAAGTCAACCAGCAGTCAATCACCTTCGCCTCCATGCTCCGAGATTTGGCGCAGCAGACAATGTTCTCGCCGGTCGAGCAAGGCATGTTCAAGTCCGGCACATCGAACAACCTCGGCACGACTTCTACCCAGTTGGCCGAGCGCGAGTTCCAGCCTTCTGTGCAGGGACTGGAAGCTGCCGCGCAGGACGTATGCAAGCTGTTCATGCGTTCGGTGAAGTCGATCAACAAGGAGTACCCCGACTACCCCGACGAGGTATATGTATATGGAAAGATGGGGCAGGGCGTCATCGGCGTCACCCCAAAGCAGTTGGAGGGCTGGGAGCCAGCGGTGCAGTGTCGTATCTCAAGAGCAATTCCGCAGGACGGCAACATGCAGCTCATCGTAGCGCAGGGCAAGGTGGGCCTCGGAGTCTCCAAGAAGCAGGTGCTGGAAGAAGACCTCGGCTACGAGAACCCCCAGAGGGTACTTGACCAGGGTTGGGACGAGCGCTTGGACGAGGGGCTGGAGGCGCAAGATCAGCAGGCCGTCCTCGCTCTCTCAGGCCAGATGTGGGCGCAGCCATCGCAAGACCAGTTGGACGAACTCCAGAAGCTGTTCCCCAACGCCTCGGCGTCTATTCAGCAGGCCGTAGGTCAGCTTATGCAGACAGGGCAGGGCCAGAACAACGGTCAGTCACAGGCTAACGTGGGGCGTACCGGCGTACCGCAGATGCCGCAAAGTCCGCAAGAACAGGTGTTGCCGGGATGATCGAACCCATCGACGTTCCGTTCGGCTCCAAGAACGCCCACGACGCTACGGCGCGGCGGGAAGAACGTATCCGCCGAGCAGCCAAGAGACGCAACGAGCGTATCAAGAGAGGGACTAATATCCTGAACCGGCCTATCGGGTCGAGGACGGACTTGACGGACGAGGAGCAGAAACAGGACTGGATGCTCGTCGTGAGCGACCCCAACGAGGCGTTTACGAGACTCCAGCAGAGAGCGCAGACGGTAGGCCCGACCTTAGCGGCGTGGGAGATGGTCAAGTGGGACGCCGAAATGAGGAGCAAGTAAATGGTTGACACACCCGGCGCGGGCTTCGGCTCAGGGTCTATCTACAGCTACCCACCCGAACTCCTCAACGCGCTGTTCCAGTACGCCAACGCTGGCCCCAACACTGCGCTTCAGCTTGCCCTTGCCCAGTACGGCTCGCAGCAGACTCAGGCACAGCATCCCTACTTCGACCCCGCCGTCGCCGCCACGATAGGCGCGAACGCTGGCATACAGCAGCAGGGTATCCAGACAGGCGGCGCAGTCAACATCGCCAACGCCAACAACGCTGCCATGCTTCTGGCAGCCGCTGGTGGGGACAAGAACGCCGCCGCTAGGTTGCAGGCACAGCTTGCGCTTCAGGCGGCGGAGGCCAACCAGCAGCAGTACGGCAAGCTCATCGACGCCGCGACCTCGACTGGACTGCGCGACCAGTTGTACGCGCGTAATTTCATTCGTGGCGGTCAGCAGCCAGCATTTGGATCAGCGCTAGGAACAATCGGTCAACCCACATGGATTTCGGCCCCGAACGTTGGTTACTCCGAGTATGGCTCGGCTCCGACAGCGCAAGCGCCTGCGATGCCGTCACTGGCTCCAGTTCCGAGTGGCGGGCCGATCTGGTCAACACCTGGTGGCAGCAGCGGTGGAGACATAGGCGCACTCTACCAGTCCCTTCTGGGGATGACGCAGGGCGCGTTCGGCGGCTTCTCCTCGAACTACGCTCCGACACAGCCTGCTCCCACGCCTTCTCCAGCCGTAGGCTTCACGAGCCCTGCTGCGCCCACGAGTACGAATCCCCACAATGGCATGATTCTCGACGCCCGCACAGGGACATGGGTTCCCAAGCCTACAGGGACGGGCTATCTCGCTTCTGGCGGCTCGGCGAAAGAGGGCTTCTCGTGGGTCGGCGAGCAGGGGCCGGAACTGATGCATAAGAAGGGGAACGTGACCGAAATTATCCCCATGCACAAGATTGGCGGCTACGCGACGGGCACCTACGGCGTGTCGCCCACCGGCAGCGAGGGAAATTACGGCGGTAACGTCTCCGCCCCCACTGGCCTCCCCCGTTTCGTAACCCCGAAGCAGATGACGCCGGAAGCCACGAAAAGCTACTGGCCTGTCAGCGCCCCAGCGGCCATCTCAGGCGGATCGGTGAGCACGATGCCGGTGGGTGACACGAAGACGGAGACAGTCCCCGGCTCCACAACCCCGAAGGTGGACGTGAAGTACGACCCCGCAGGTAACCCCATCATCAAGATAGGAGAGTCGTCCAATGGCGGTCTTCCCGCTGGGCCTACGCAGACGGGGCTAGACATTCAAGGATTACCTGCGTACCAAGCGATGTTCGGCAACGGGCCTTCGGGCTACAACGCCACCCAGAAGTACGACCTTCCGGAGTACGGGCTAAGCAACCTTCCCGGCCCCGCGATGCTGGCACGACTGTTGAATCCCGCAACGTCCACCCTCAATGACCAGGAGCGGAACGACATCATCACGCTGCTGAACGCTGGCGGCTACTCGAACCCAGCTATACAGGACATCCAGAACCGCTTCACCCCCGGCTTCCGTAACACCGCAGCGAGAATAGGATTCTAGGTGCCG